CCTTTCTTTTTATCTTCTTCTTCTCTTTTTTTAGAGTCTTTATCTAAACCTAATAATTTACCCAAAGCACTAGTTTTAAACCAGTTAGTTAATGCGTCAAAGCCTTTTTTAAGTAAATATAATCCACCTACTACAAGAGCTATGATACCAGCAAATTTTAATAAAGGTACTAACAATGGTAATAAAGGTGCCACAATAGTAGCTAACATTGTAATACCAGTTAATACAATTCTTTTACCAAAAGTTACTAAAGAACCTATTACTGGAAGTATTGCTTTTTTAAGACTGCCAAACAATTTTCCAAAATCGTCTGCCATAATTTTAAAATTTTTATTAAAAGATTCAGGTAAAAATTTACTTAAAAATCTACCTGTTGATGTTATACCATCAATGAACAGTGTCGTTGTTTTTTGAAATTGTCTAGCAGTTTCTATTACAGGACCTAAAGCAGTTACTAAAAAGTCTGGTGCTTTTTCTTGTAAAACTCTCTCAAAACTATCAATAGCACCACCTACTCTTACATCAAAACGACCACCTTTACCAGAATATAACTGTTTTAATTCTTGTGTATTTTGAATTTCTTGTTGTACTACATTTCTTCTCTCTAATAAATTAACTCTTTGTCTTTGATCTAAACTTACTTCACCTTTTTGAAATTTTGTAATTTCTTTGTTTATACTTATTTCTTTTTCTTTTAATACTTTTTCTTGTTTTAATATCTCTTGTCTTTTTTTTATTAAATCAGCATCTGTCATTAAAGTCGCTTTAACCTCTAGCTGATTAGTTTTTTTATTTAATACTATAGTTTTTTCAGCAACAATATTTTTTTCTCTTAAATTCTCTATTTCTTTGTTTACTATTTCATATTGTTTTGTTAAACCTTTAAATGCTTTTTCTACATCTAAAAATGATTTTCCTAAACTTCCTATTTCTACATCAAAAGTTGATAGAAATTTTTGTAAACTATTATAACTTGATTGTATTCTTTGATCTGTACCAGTTATTAATGAATCTCTAAAACCTCTAGCTACTTTTGCTAATCCTACAGTAACATCAGGAACAACTGATTTTAAAACACCTGTAAAACTATCTCTAATAGCTTTACTTTCGTTTCTTACAAGTTCTCTTACTGTTGCGTCTTTAGAAAAATCTTCAGCCATTGTTATTTCTTATCTTCTTTTTGCATCTTTGGTCCTGTACCAGCATATAAACCAAACCAAGCAGCACCAGCGCCTACGACTACTGACACTAAACCTGCTTGTGCGTTATTTGGATCTGGTAACGCCATAAACCAAACTGTTACTTTGTATAATAGATAAATGTATGTTGTAATGAATATTCTTGGAAATATTCTCCAAGCATCAATAGCCTTTGCCAAATCAATTACACCTTGGTATTTGTTTGGTCCCTTTGATACTGTATCAACTTCTAACTCTAATTGTACTGTTTTCTTTATTGAATCTTCCATTACTTTTGTGCCTCTCTGCTTCTTCTTTCGTTTTCTTCTTTAATATATTTAGCGAGTAAATTAACATAAACATCACGTTCCCAAGGCATTAAAGATTCAATCTCACTCAAACTATATTTATGATGTTGCATCAGAGCAAAATTTGTTTCAAAATAAGCCTCTAGGCTGTTATGGGAGAGGCAGATCCGAAAAAATCTTGTATTCCTGATAATGTTACCGTACTTTTGACTTTAGTAATAGGATTTTCAATCTCTATTTCGTGTTTAAGTTTCGGCATTGTTTCAAAAAATAGTTTTAATTTGTCAAAGTTTTTTTGTGATAAATTTTCTAAAAACTCGGTTAATTCTTCAACCGTACTATCTTTAGCAGGATAGATTTTCTCTCCCTCGAAGATATGATCTATACAACTTACAAGAACTGTAAATAAAGTTTTTGTATTTGCTTTGATTTCTTCGTCAGCAGCTAGAGGAACACTATCAATAGTAGGATATGTAAATACAATACCCAAGTTTTTTTGTTCATCAACAATTATCTTATTAGTATGATTATCGTCCACTTGAACTTCTATCTTACTTAAATCTATTGATGTATCAGCGTAAGTTTCTTTGTCATCTGGACATAAAATTTTTATTTTAGCAATTTCACCTACTGATCTAGCTCTTATCTGTAAAAATAAATATTCTAAATCAAAAATAGGTATATTTGTTGCGTCTATTTTATTAAATGTACAAGCTCTCACAATGTCTTTTATTGCTTGAATTAACTCTTGTTGACCGCCTGTTTCGACAGCCATTAAAAGTATCTTTTCTTCTTTTACTAGAAACGGTCTATACTTGACTTGTATATCTTGTGATGGTAAAGTCAATTCATAAGTAGGCGTTTCGATTTTTGGTAAAGCCATAATATTATCTCCTTAATTTTTATATATTTAGTGGTGGTATTTTGAATGGTGGGAATACTCTTCCGCCTGTAACTCCTCCGATAGGCACTCGTCTTCTTAAATCTTCTATGACACCACGACCAGCTCGTCTTAGTTCTGGTGGTAATTTTCCTAATAAACCACCAAACAAACCACCAGCTTGTTTGACAGTAGCATCTCTAAAGTTTGATTGTCCTAATTCTACATTACCTGCTCTATCAATAAAGTAATTCACCCAATATCTAAAGTCAAAGGTCACAGTAAACGTTTGAACATCTGTAGTTGGTGCGTGACTATACGTTACCTCACTGATTGTTTTAGGATAACAATCAAATAATTTTACAGCATAAGTTATATCATCTCGTTCTTGTTGTGAAGCAAATTGTCCTAGTTGAAATATATTTACATCTGAAACATAATTGTCATAATAATTATAATTGTGTGTTTTAGTAGAAAAAGCACACTGTTGCCATAATTCAAAGTATGATCTCTCTCTTAAAAACTTGTCTGTATAAAATGTTGCTGTAATCGGTTGAGATGAATAATCATAAACAAAGTTACGTTTAGGACCATTATGTTTTATTGCTTTACTAACAGCTGTTCTTTCAGGCATAGAAATATTACTACAAAATGCTTGAACTCTTTTTGAATTAGCTTGTTGTACAGCTAATAATTCTGATTGTTTAGGAAAATATTGTACTTCTTCTAAAGCATTTGAGGCTTTTTCTGTAGGATTATCACCTTTAGGAGTATTGATACCATTTGCGACATTTGAAGTAATATTATTAACACCTTTAGGTAAATGAAACTCAACATAATATTTATTTTTTCTAGCAAAACCTTCTGCCTCATTGACCATCGCCTGAAAACGACCAATTGTTGTTGCAGGATTACCACCTACTCTTTGTCTTAATCTAGGATCATTGTTTACATTATCTAATGATCTATCTCTCGGTATACCGATTCTAATATCAAAACCACCAATTCTTTTTCCGCCTCTTAAAATAGCCATTAGTATGGTCTCCCTTTTTTAAATCTTTGTACAGGTAAAAATATAGAAATAGCTGCCTCGTTAGAGTCAATTCTTAAAAACCTTGAACGTACATAACCATACAAATATTTCTTTATTGTAGGTTTCATTAAACTACTTTTTTTAATATCATCATATCCCAAATCTAATTTTGTTGTACTATCAAATTTATTGTTTGAAGCATATTTTTGTAATTGTTCTAACATTCTGTATCTTGCTAAAGGTGGTAAGTAATGAAAATTCATACCTAAAAAACCACCTGGTATTGGCTCTAATGGTAAAACTAGAGGTACTGTATCATATAATGGCAACTTCTCTTTTGTTTTAGGATCATAAAAAAATAAATTTAAACGACCAGCACTAGGACGATTAATTAATTTTTTCTCTCTCATTAATTTACCTGCTGTGATAGGTGAACCTATCTTATTAATAACATTACGATACCAAGTCGCAGACTTTTGAGTATCGCCTTGCTTTAATTTGATTGTGTCGAAAATACTTGCCATTTGTATAATATTTATACTAACTATAGATACCTAATTCCTTTTCAGTCATTATTTTAAACTCAAAACCTTTATCTTCACAATACGCTCTGGCAGCCTTCCATTTTGCTTGATTTTTAATATATTCAAATGATTCACGCATAAATGCTCTAGTTTTCTTTTTAGGTGGTTTAGGTTGAAAACACTGTTTATAGGGTTTTATCTCAATTATATACTTTTTACCAGTAGATGTCTTTACAATGAAGTCAGGAAAGTATCTATGTACTCTTTTATCTAATGGACTATAATATTTGATAGGCACTTCTTCACTTGCCCAAGCAATTATATCTTCATTACGGTCGCAATATAACATAAATCTACGTTCTAATAAAGAACGATAAACAATTCTATTTGGATCACCAACGTATTTCTTTGGATTTGTTGGTCTATATATTCCTTTGTAAGACTTGCCCATAATTTGTATAAATATTGTTATTACAAGGATTATTTAGTATGCCATCAAAAGTATCAAGTTTAGTAAAAGGAGCCGTTAATAACCTAATATCAGGTAGTATTGGCGGTTTAGCAAATAGTTTTATAGGGGCAGTTGGTCGAGCACAAACTGAAAAAGTTGCTGCTAGACTTCTTAACAAGTCACCTTTAGAAATAGGTAATGCCAATCTACCACCTCAAACAGGTCATATGGCAGAAAATCCATATCAATATGGACAAGTGTATTATCCTGAAACGACAAGTCAGTTAGGTGAAGGGCATTATATGATCTTTGATATTGTTATTGTTAATCCTGAAAAATTTAAATCAACATTAAAAGAATTATCAGCAGGTGAAAATAAAACAGTTGGTGAATTAACAAATAAAAATTTTAAAGATAAATTATCTACACTTAATAAGACAAAATTAAAGGGCACAGTGAATAATAATGTAAAAAGTGCTAAAGCCATAACAGGTTTAAATTCACAAGATAGATTAAGAAATCAAGTAGGAGGTTTAAATAGTAGAAATCCTACACACACGCATATTTCAGATTCAATTATCTTGTACACCCCACCACAAGGACTACAAACTGAATATTCTGTTAATTATGATATGGTAGAAACAGGTATCGCAGGATTTTTAGCTGAAAAAGGATTAACAAGTATTGTTGAAGGTTTATCTACAGCTACAGGAGAAATTATAAGAGGATTAACAGACACAATTTCAAGTGCATTAGGAGGAGGTGGCTTACGTGCTGTATTAGATAAATCAAAAGCAAGAGCAAAAAATCCTAAAAAAGAACAAGTTTTTAAAGATGTAAACTTTAGAAATTTCAATTACAAATTTGAGTTTGCGCCACGTAATAGAAAAGAATTAGAATCAGCATATAAAATTATAGAACTATTTAAGTTTCATATGCATCCAGAGATTGCGCCTAATAGATATTTTATCGTACCATCAGAATTTCAAATAACATATATGTATAGAGAAGGTGCTAACTTATGGTTTCCTAAAGTCAGTCGTTGTGTGTTAAAAGATATGAAAGTGAACTATGCGCCAGATAATGTTGTATCTACATTTACACCAGATGAACGAGGAGCAGCACCTGTTATTTTTGATATGGAATTAAGTTTCATTGAAACAGAAATTATGACTAAACAAACTATCGCATTAGGATTTTAAAAATGTATTTTAGTAAATTTCCAAAAGGGTTGTATGATATAAACGGTGACGGTAGAAAAAAACTTGTCACTGATTTAATGACACGTATAAAGATTAGAGAAAAAATTAAAAATGAATCTTCTCTTTACGATAGTTATGATGTACCAAATGGTGAAACGCCAGAGATTACAGCATTTAAGCATTT